GGAGTTTGTGGGTGAAGAAGATTGCCGCGTAGTGCAGTGGCTAGATGACTATTACCTGGTGGGCGTTCGCCGTGACACCACAACCAACGGTGTAGGCCGCATGGAGTACAGCCGTATTGAGATTGACTGGGATAACTGGGCAGTTAAAGAGGTTAGGCGTGTGCGTATCAAAGCCCCTGCTCCTGATACTTCTTACTGTGAGAAGAATTGGATACCTGTCCTTGATAAGCCTTACCACTTCATCAAATGGACAATGCCAACAGAATTAGTTTATGCCAATCCAATCAGCGGGGAATGTGAACAGGTATTTGTTAAGCCAACAGCCGTACCGCCTAAAGATCAGCGTGGATCTAGCCAGGTCATACGGTGGGGCAGTATGTACATCTCTATCACTCATGAGGTAGATCTATTTAAGAATTACCTCAAGCAGAAAGATGCCATTTACCGTCACCGCCTGGTTGTGTGGGATCAAGAACTAAATGTTGTGGGGCTAAGTAAGGAATTCTCATTCTTAGATGCTCGCATTGAATTTTGCGTAGGCGCGGCGGTTCACAAAGGTAACCTTTTGGTGTCTTTTGGTTTCCAGGATAACGCCGCATTTGTTTTGCAAGTACCTGGGGCAGTAGTAGAAGATTTAATTATGGAGGCACTAGCGTATGAAAATTGAGCAGTTAGTTGTAGAACTATCTAAAGATCCATTTAATCCAACGCTTAATTTTGATGTGGCAGTGGAATACGAGAAGCAAAACCAAACAGCCTCAGCCGTTTCTTTCTATTTGCGCACCGCAGAATACGGCCATGAGTCACACCCCACCCTGGTTTATGCCTCACTTCTTAAAGTTGCCCATTGTTTTGATGATCAAAATGACCGCCAGGCCACTGTAAGTAACTGTTTATTGCAGGCTGTTGCTTACTTGCCATACCGCCCTGAAGGTTATTTCCTCCTGGCGCAATTCCATGAGCGTTTAGGGCAATGGCAAGAGTGTTACACCTGGGCAAACATTGGATTGCACAACCATCTCCATTCACCGCTTCCTGTCCATGTCGGCTATGAAGGCAGTTATGTGTTGCTGTTTGAAAAGGCAGTAAGCGCCTGGTGGATAGGCCGCAAAGATGAAAGTCTTGAGTTGTTGCACAAGTTAGATGCCATGAAACTGACCCCTGATTATGAGTTTGCAGTTAAAAGCAATTTAGGAAGGCTTACCCATGTTGCTCTTTGATGTTGGCGCTAACCGCGGTGATGCAGTCATTGCAGGGCTTAACCAGGGATACCGCGTAATAGCCTTAGAAGCCGCTCCACGCGTGTTTTCAGAGTTGGTTGGTAACTTTATCTACAACCCCAATGTTGTGCCTCTTAGAATGGCAGTTAGTGACAAAGATGGCGAGCGCTTAAAGTTTTATGAAGCAGATGAAGATGGCCTGAGTTCGCTTAACCAAGAGTGGCTAACCAAAGATGGCATGCCATACAAAGGCAAGCCTCACCGTGAGGTAGAAGTAAACACAATTACCATTGATGCGCTCGCAGACAAATACGGAAACCCTGATCTAATCAAGATTGATGTTGAAGGTGCTGAGTGGCAAGTAATGAAAGGCATGACCCGCCATTACGGGGGAACACTTTGCTTTGAGTGGACATTTGAAACAATCCACCAACATGAAGATCAATTAGATTATTTGTTCACACTGGGTTACAGAGAAGTAGCCGTTCAGTACATTGTTAATCATTTAGAAGAACCTGTTGAGTGGTTTAATCTAATAGCAAATAACGCCAATCAATTATTAGCCTGGCATCAACGCACATCTGATGAGTGGATAGACGGCGGTTGGAAAGTAGCCAACTTACGCCCTACCGCAGATGTAGGTATGTTGTGGGTGCGTTAGGAAATGTCACCAACAACTGTGAATGTGTTTGTTCCAGTGCAAAGAATTGTTGCTGAACTGTACTGAGCGCGTAAGTTAGGGGCTGAAGAAGTCGCACCATTTGATGTGATTGTCACACCCGCACCCTGAGCAATAGGAACTGCTCCTGAACCAATACGCTGAACATAAACTAACTGTCCGCTAGAAAATACATTGGGTGGAACAGTAATTGTTTGCGAAGAACCACTGCTCATTGTTACCCATTGATTAACATTTGCTAATTGCAATGTGTAAGCAGTTGTTTCAGGATCAAAAGTTGCTGTAAACGCAGTACCCAAAAGACCTTGTATGCCTTGCGTTCCTTGTAATCCAGTCAAGCCCTGTGTACCAGTTAAACCTTGTGCGCCAGTAGTTCCCTGTGTTCCCGCACCAGTAGTGCCTTGAATTCCCTCAGTGCCTTGTATGCCTTGAGTTCCTTGTGCGCCAGTTGTTCCTTGCAAACCCTCAGTACCTTGTGTGCCTTGTAAACCAGTAGTTCCTTGCACACCTTGCGTACCTTGAGAACCAGTTAATCCCTGTGGGCCTTGAACATTTGGGTTAGGTGTAATTGAAACTGACATTATGCGATCTCGCTTCCAAATGCGTTAAATGAACTTGTACCGTTTTCTGAATAAACTGTAACAACATCTGTTGCGCTTAGTGTTGCGCCGCTTGTATAAGTAAATGTAGCGGTTGGGCTAAGGCTCAAGTTGTAAACAATGTAATTCTCAATAGAAAGGGTTGCACCCGCAGGGCGGATAGCAATGCGCACTGTGTCTGATGCTCCACCAGTGTTCACAACATTGATTGTTGAAACAACTGTTTGAGTTGCGCCAGGAACGGTGTAAAGGGTTACAGGACTAGCCGCAGACGGCGCTGATTGCCCTAATACTTTGTATGTGGTTGCCATTTTTCTCCCTTTACATTCCACCTAGCATCAAAATGCCAGGTAATGCTGTTGCATCTGTACCAGTTGTACCTTGAATACCCTCTAGTCCTTGAGTACCAACTAAACCTTGTAATCCAGTTGTTCCCTGAACTTGAATACCCTGAGTACCTTGAACTCCCTGTGTACCTTGCGTTCCAATAGTACCTTGAATTCCATCTGTACCCTGAATTCCTTGAATACCAGTCTCACCAGTTGCACCTTGAGTTCCAGTTAATCCTTGAACTCCTTGAATTCCCTCAGTGCCTTGCGCACCAGTTGTTCCCTGAATTCCCTCAAGTCCTTGCGCACCTTGAGTTCCTTCTAAACCTTGAGTTCCCTGGCTACCTGTAATTCCTTGAGTACCAGTAACACCTTGCAAGCCAGTAATGCCCTGAACACCTTGCGCGGCCAAAATTGTCCACCAAGTATTTTCAGCGGGCGGCACTCCATCAATTGTTTGAATACAGATCCATGAAGAACCGTTGTAACTAACAACATCATTTACATAGTATTGAGTTCCGCCGTTGTAAGCGCCCTTGAAAGTAAATGAAGTGCCAGTAATTCCCTGAATACCTTGAGTTCCCTGAGTTCCTTGCAAACCTTCTAAGCCCTGCGCACCAGTTGTTCCCTGTGTACCGTCATGGCCTTGAATTCCCTCTAAGCCCTGTGTGCCTTGAGTTCCCTGAATACCCTCAAGCCCTTGTGTACCAGTTTCGCCTTGAGCGCCAATAGTTCCTTGTACGCCCTGAGTACCTTGTAAGCCCTCAATACCCTGCGTTCCAGTTTGTCCTTGTGCGCCAACTAATCCCTGAGTTCCAGTTGTGCCTTGTAGTCCTTCAATTCCCTGAATTCCTTGCAATCCCTGCGTACCCTGCGCACCAGTCGTACCCTGCGCGCCAGTAACTCCCTGAACACCAACGCTTTGAGTAATAAGAGAAAGTTGATCATTATTACCAAACCCTGTCGTGCCTGTTCCGCTTGAGTCAATCAGTGTTACAGGAAAAGTAAAATAACTATTAGTAACAGATGAAGGTGTGCCGTTTACTTGCCATTCTTGATAGTTATTAGAGTTAGTTCTATCTTGAATGAAGAAAATGTCACCGTTTTTTATGTTTGCTAACAGAAAATCAATGTCCACATTTAGATCTGTTAAATGAGATACATAAATGTTTGTTGCAGAAGTTTGTGTAGCGTTATTCCACCTGATGTAACCAGCGGTAGGTGCGGGTGATTGATTGTTAGTATCTGCTTCATACTCAAAAATAGATGATGATGTACCGCTTGCACCAGTATTACCTTGTACGCCTTGAATACCATCTAAACCTTGAACACCCTGGCTACCAATAACACCTTGTACGCCCTGTGTTCCCTGCGTTCCATCAGTGCCTTGAATTCCATCAAGTCCTTGAGATCCTGTAACACCTTGAATACCAGTTAAGCCCTGCGCACCTGTTGCGCCCTGAATACCTGTTAAACCTTGAGTTCCATCATTGCCTTGCACACCCTGAACACCTTGCGCTCCTGTTGTGCCTTGAGATCCAACAGTGCCTTGTGTTCCGTCATGTCCTTGAACGCCTTGAGTGCCTTGCGCACCAGTTAATCCTTGTACGCCATCTGTTCCTTGAACGCCCTGTGTTCCTGTTGTTCCTTGTGAACCAATAGCGCCTTGTGATCCAGTTAAACCTTGAGATCCTGTTGTTCCCTGTGTTCCAGGATTTCCAACATCACCCAATACACCTTGAATACCTTGAACACCTTGAGTACCAATAGTTCCTTGAGTACCAATTGCGCCCTGTGTACCTGTCGCACCTTGAACACCATTAGCGCCAGTTGTACCTTGCGCACCCAATGTTCCCTGAATACCAACTAAGCCCTGTGTTCCTGTTGCACCCTGCGCACCAACAATTCCTTGTGATCCAGTAATGCCTTGAGTTCCAGTTGATCCTTGTGTACCAATTGCGCCTTGTGTTCCTTCAACACCTTGCGCACCAATAGTTCCTTGCGCTCCGTTAAATCCTTGTGTGCCTGTTGCACCTTGAACACCAGTTGTTCCTTGTGTTCCTTGCGCACCTGAACCAGTAGCACCTTGCACACCAAATGAACCTTGAATACCTGTTGTACCTTGTACTCCCTGAGTACCTTGTGCGCCTGATCCAGTTGCTCCTTGAGTACCAAATGTTCCTTGAATACCCGCTAAACCTTGTGGGCCTGTTGATCCTTGAATACCTTGTGGGCCTTGAATAGTTCCCGCGTTAATCCATGAATTTGTATTTACGCTCCATACATACAGATCACCTGTATCAGTAACAATGTAAGCATCACCAGGATTACCTGTTGGGTGAGCGGCAATTAAAGCGGCATAAGTAGGGTAAGAACCAAGAATGGTAACGCTTGTACCTGAAGCACCTTGCACACCTTGAGAACCAACAGGGCCAGGTGTAACAACAATGACATTTGGAGTGCCAACAGGATTTGGATTGTTCAAGAAGTTATTTGGGTTGTATGTCATCTTGTCACCTCTGCGTTTACATTTAATTCACCCTGAACAATGCGTGTTCTCACACCAGTAGGTGATGTTATCTCTAAATCATAATAATAAGGGCCTGCAATTATTGCCGCTGTTTGTGCCGCTGTTGCTCGCACTGCAAGTGTTCCAGTAGGCCCATCAATTGTAATACCGCTTGCCTGTGTAAGCGTTAAAACTGAATAAGGATCATTAGGTAGCGAGCGCAACTGCATACGGGCTGTGTAGCCTGTAATGTCCACTGCGCTTAATGCGTCTCCACCTTGCAAATACAAACCTGATGCGGGATTTTCTACTGTGAACTGTGTTGCTGTTCTTGTAGCAATTGTTGCATTACCTAAGTTGTACTGGCTAGGCAAAATGCCTTGAATGAAAACAGTTTGCCCTGCGCTAAATCCGTTTTCTGCGGTAAATGTAATAGATACACCATTGCCTACGACATTTGTAATAACTGCGGGCTGTGTGTATAGAAAATTGCGATACCAGTCAGAGCCTTGATCAATTATTGTGTTGTAATTGTCAGCCATTACGCTCCTTGTGACACCTCAGACTTTGGAACAATCATAGCGCTATTACACGCTGAACAATGTGTAAATGATTTAGGCATAGGCAACCCGCACTTAGGGCAATGATTAGCAATAGCGTTAAAGTAATTACTGACTGTAACTTTTCCTAATAAATCGCTAAAACCTTGCACCATTGCATCAATGCGGTCAGGTGAATTAGGTTCATCAACAGTCCAGGTACACATTTGATCTTCCAACTCTGCAAACTCGCCAATGTGGTGAATACGGCCCTGCTCGTACATAGCCGCTACTGGTTCTGCTCGTAGTTTCTTACCCACATGCGCTCGCACTTCTCTAATCGGTAATGTTGGCCGTACCTGCTTCAACACTGCGCCCACCATGTCACCGCCCTGGTTTACTTCTACCAAAACTGCATCTGCCTTATAAGAGTCAAACAGTTCTACCGCCTTTGTAGCCCACTGCAACGGTGATCCTCTAAATGAGTAATCACCAAGCACATAACCCTGGCCATCAGAAGTAGATCCAACAACAACAATGCCCGTTTCATCTGACTTCTCTGAGTTAGTTACGGCAGGATCAACGCTTACAACAATGCGCGCCATAGTTGGGGCTGTTGCAATGCGTGTGCGGTCAATCAATCCTCTAGTCCACAATGCGCCTTCAACATCATCAAGAATTTCTCCATAAAGTTCCTGGCGGCCTAAACGCGTACCGTTGTAACGGGCTTGTAATTCCATCAGCGCACTAGGGGCTAAGTTCTTCGCATTATCAAATGTGCTTCCCCTGGTGATCACTACTGAGCCATCTGTACGCCCTGCAAGCATGCGGATCAGGGCCGTTGAGCGCGGTGTAGTAGTAACAATTACACGCGGCTTCTTTCCCAGGCGTAAACCAAACTGCAATTGATCCCAGGCATCTTGATAACGCCATGCACCTAATTCATCACACCAAGCGCCATGATGTTGCGGGCCTCTAAAGCGTTCAGGGTTATCTGCGCTAAATAGTTTTATGCGGCTACCGTTCTTGAGCAGGATCTCACCAATAGAACGGTTGTAATTTTGAAGCATTTGATAACGCTGTAAGACGGCAACAATGCCTGACTCACCTTCTGCACATGTATCTCTAGCATCTGAAAATGTCGGAGCAACAACAGCCCACCTGGTAGCGGGTTGAACAATTGCTTGCCAGGCTATTTCTTCAGCGCCTAATCTTGTTTTGCCAAATCCACGGCCTGCCATTGCAAGCCAAATGTTCCAATCACCTTCAGGCGGTAGTTGTTCCTTCCGCGCCAGTTTGTTCTTCCATACCCAACGGCTCGCCTTGATCCGTGAGTTCTGTGATGGTTGCAACCCCTCCAACTGTTGAGGCTTCAATAATTCTTGCGACTCGTTCAACTTCTCTGTCCAGGTCTGATCCGTCATAAGTAACCACCTCTGCTTGTACCTTCAATGGTGCATCTAATCCCAGTAACTTTGCGCGCTTATCAATTACGCGTAAAACAAAATCTGCCGCTCTTAGATTGCCAGCCACCGCAGGTTGCCAGTAGGTACGCTGAAGATTATCCAGGCGATCTAATTCCAGTTCACGGTGTTCTTCTATCGCCGCAACAGGGTGACGCGTAAGAGCGCGCTTGTAAGCCTTTACAACGCCTGCAATGCTCATGTCCACCATAACGGCTATCTCACGCCACACATAACCTTCATGGCGCAACTCAATTATGGTTGTTTCTTTTTCTACTAAATCACGCGTATTTTCTACCATAATGTGTTCATGTTAATGTGTGACAAATTCTCCCGCAAGTTGAGTCACTTCTTTCCAACGCCTATGCACCCCTCCACCTTTCATGCCATAAGTTTTTGTAAACCTATACATTTTGCCGCAATCGCATTGCCATAACATTCCAGGTTGTTGAAAGTATTTTCTAGGCGTAACACATAATGTTTCTCTATGTTTCATTTTGCCTCCTATGAGCGAACAAAACCCACACTCAATTAAGAATGTGGGCTGTGTCCAGCACTCAATCAGGTACTTATTTTTCCCTGACCTAAGTATGGGATTTTCCCATTGGCTGTAACTTATCTAATTCCTAGTGACATTGCAACTACCGCAATAAACAAACTCAGGACAATAAAAAGCATTACGCCATCAAACGGTGTGTTGTTCACAATCGCAATCCTTCGCATGCCTACTAAAAATCTGATCCAAAATTACTTCTATTTCTTCTTCAGTCATGGTTTGCCTGTTCTCACTAGATTGATACGAGCATCAAGCAATTCATCTAACTGCTCTGTAAGCATCTCTTTTTTGCGCCAATCCATGCGGTTGCCAAATTCATCTGTTTTAAGCATGGCGTAAACATGACTCAGACATTCATCTATCTGAGCCACGGTTACTTCTTCTTC